GCTCCCTGCTATGAACTAGCAGAGAGCCTGTTATCTAGGTGCAAGAGTTCATCTCGCGCCTTCGCGGGTCGTTAGTTATTCTGATGACACGACTGTAGATTCGCTATCTATAGTGATAGTTAGATGTACTTCGGTCTTCTAGACTGTCCGAAAAAGGTGTGGGTTTGCTACCCACACTCCGTACGACCCTGTATCAGGGGTAACTCCCCTGGAAAGGTATCGTATGACAACTGGTAGCTACTCGATGGACGCATATACATCTGCGTACCCGACGTGGATCGGAACCAAGGGCTCGTGCTCTTGGAGTGGATCCGACTCGCCTCGTACCCCTGGTACTAAGGCGACCTACCACACAATCCTAAGGGTTGTGTATGATAAACGTAAACGGCGTAATGTCGTTGTCCGCATTAAAATTCGAATGCCCGGTACTCGACCTCGCCGACAGGCGCAGGTCGATAACCCGTACACTAAAACGTACGTCCGTCTTGAAGACAGGATGGGAACGAATTGGAAAGGCGGAGTTGGACCTTTTCCCGTGACAGCGTTTATGGGGATAGGGGGCTGGAATTCTATTGATAGCCTTACGGCGAACGATCAGTACCAGCTCATCCAGAAGCTGAACGTGCTTCTCAAGGGCTCCGACTTCAATATGTCGGTATTCCTGGGCGAGGGTCATCAGACCCTAAAACTACTTGCCGACTCGGCAACGAGGATAGCGAAGGCACTCCATCACGCCAAGAAATTGGACGTGTTCGGGGCTGCTCGTAGTTTGCTCGAAGGTACCTCTAGGAAACCACTTCCGAAACATGACTGGAAGCGCAAGCTTCCCGGTCAAGAGAGTGCCAAAAACGTCTCTGCACTGTGGCTTGAGCTGCAGTACGGATGGCGTCCGCTGTTGAGCGACGCGGAAGCGAGTGCGCAATCGTTAGCGCACGCGCTTAATGTTCCCATGAGGCAGACATATCGTACTAAAGTTCGTCGCGAGACGATACTGAAGTACGGTCCTACCGATGTGGGTTCGGGCAACATGCAATCGTATTTGAATGCAAAAGTTCGCACTCGATACCTTGTAGCCCGTATCGCCGAACCGCCATCTGCGCTCGCGCAGTTAGGCCTTCTGAACCCAGAGCTCGTGCTCTGGGAACTACTCCCGTTTTCATTCGTCGCCGATTGGTTTATACCTATCGGCTCATGGATGGATGCGAGAGCGGCAGCCAGCCATCTGGTTGGCACGTTCATCACGAGTGAGAAGGCTACGGGCTTAGTGAATAAGTGTACTCTCAATGGAAAAGAGTACACCGATGTTCACTACCGTGGCATGACCTTCTCGAGGTCGGCTCCGTCCTCTTCTTTGGAGACGGATTTCCCGAGTTTTAAACCGTTGTCTAAAGTCGCATCCTGGCAGCACTGTGCTAACGCAATTGCACTAGTGACCCAGTTTGCGACCGGCGCTTCGCCTCGAGTTCGATAACGAGTTTAGTGTGGGGTCACAATTGGCCCCCCGCGACGCTCATTTACCAATGGAGTTTATCCATGGCTGCACAAGCCTCAATTACCGTCTTCGACGGTGCGTCCACCCCTGTTTCCCACACCTTTATTGGTGAGGAAGTTGCTCGTCTAGTCGATGGGTCTGTTGTTGCAACGTGGAAAGAGACGTCTTTGACGCTCCCTGACTATGCATGCAACCGCATCACCATGACGAAGCGAAAGCTTAAGAACGGAGTGACGCGTGTCAGTGTCGATGTCGAGGTCCCCGTTATGGAGGCCGTGAACGCCCAGAACTCTTCCGGATACACGGCACCACCGAAAGTGGCACACGTGGTAAAGGAAAGCCTGGTAGTCTTTCGGCACGAGCGAAGCACTGAGACCGACGCGCGTCTTGCGCGTATGATCTTAGTGAATGTGGCCAACAACATTTCGACTACAGTCGCGGCGGCAACGTCGGGACCAGTGTCGGATGCTGTGGACAAGTACATCCTGCCGACGTAAGTCGGTTTGGGTGTATTGCCATCCTGCTGTGAAGCAGCGTACTTCGCTAGTCATTGCGATCGTCCTGATCGCACTTGGTATTGTCGACTCCGATGATCCAAGCATTAAACTTTTTAAGGAGTTAATGTATGAAGTGCTCAAGTCACTGGGTGGAGAGTTTACCCGTTCCGGAATCTCTTGATGTCCTACGGGATTTGGCTTATGACTTCGCTTGCGAAGCCGGCCCCTATGCAGAAACGCTCAAAGCGCTGATACATAAGGGACAGTTCCGCGAGCTTTGTTCATTCGAAGTTGACTACTCTTTAGACGGCCTTTCTCCGCATGCTGTGAAGCATGCTCGCCAAGCTGTCGCCCTTTTCTCTAAGTTACGCCAACTTGACATTGGTGTTGACCGTGAGAGCGTGGGGTTGAGTAAGTTCTTCGAAGCCGAACAGCTTTGTAAGGAGTCTAATGATCGTCTCACGCAGCGTCGCGCCGGTACCCTTGGGTTTCCAGCACGCGTTGATGCAGTCTTCTTAGCTGCTCAGCGGAAAATACGCCGCGTCCTAGGGGACGTACCGTCCCTAGATCAGGTGACCCTTAGGTTCGGTCCTGGAGCGACTCGTCGCACCAAAAAGAAAGACGCTTCTACCAGAGCAAAATGCTCTGAGGGCGTCACGTGTAGCGAAGAACTTGTGCCATTGCTACCTGCAATGCTCCGCGAGTTACCTCACTTTTCGTCCGAAAACGCCTGCCTGTCATGGGTAGACGAGGACGGCGACGAGTGGGATCGCATTGAGGCTGAAGTTGTGACCTCGATGCTTAGCTTCGCCTTCAAGAACGCACTGTCGTACCGCCTGATAGGTATCGAAGCCCTGTTGAATTTGATGTATCAACTGGGTTACGGTATCGAAATAGCGAAACGACTGGCCTCGTTCGGTGTGGACATCCGGGATCAGACGCGAAATCAGCGTCTAGCCCGAGAAGGATCCTTAACCGGGGCTTTAGCAACCCTGGACCTTAGCAGTGCTTCGGATACTGTCTCAAATGAGATAGTGTACGAGCTTCTTCCTCTTGACTGGGCCCACGTGCTTGCACGTGGACGTTCAGAGAAGATTGAACTCCCTGACGGGAGTATCATCCGACAAGAGAAGTTCTCAGCGATGGGAAACGGTTATACATTCCCCTTAGAGACCCTTATTTTTTGGGCTCTTGCGAGCTGCGCTTGCCCCAAAGGCAGTGTGGTGAGTGTGTACGGCGACGATATTATCGTCCCGTCGGAGTGCTTTGACTTTGTTGTCGAGGTACTGCGTTACGCAGGGTTTAATGCAAACTTGAAGAAGTCCTTTAAAACGACCCCCTTCCGGGAGTCGTGCGGACACGACTATTTTGAAGGAATCGATGTTCGGCCCTATTTTCAGAAAGAATGGGTGTCCGGACAATCGCTCTTCTCTATGCACAATTTCTTTGTGCGTAAAGGGGAATATGCCATTGCCAAGAAGGTGGAAAATTATATCCACCCGGCGTTGCGCATATATGGTCCAGATAACTTCGGAGACGGTCACCTAATCGGTGACCACGATCGAAGACTTACAGCTTCTCAGCTGCGAGCTGGATACGGCGGTTACTTTTTTGAAACATTTTCCACACGACAGCGTAAAGAGCAAGATGCCTCTTTACGCGGCACTCATCCTGCAGCGCTATATTCTATATATATGCGCGGCGAGAAGAGTCCTGGTCTCCCTGTGAAGGGAGATAATTCTGACGATACTAGTTCTTGGTACAGTGCCCTCTTAAAGAGAACTGTTCCTGCTCTAGCCGACAGAATCGTGTCAAGTGGTACTCCCATTTCTGAGTCTTCTGGGAAGAAGACGTGGCCCCTCCCTGGGGTCGATGGGTATAAAAAGTTAAAGATCTACACACTCGGGGGTTAACTACCCCCTGGCACCTCCTTTGGGTGTTGCTGAAAGGCG